GATAAATTAAAGGTAAATTTATCGTAATAGTCTCCCGCCAAGTTTTGAATATCTGCGGTATATGACAATGTATTCGCTGGTATAGTGAGGTAATTTGCACCTACTTGAACGTAAGTTATTCTATTAAAGTACTTAGCACCAAAGAAAGGTGCTGTTGGTAAAGCAGTTCCTGTAGATGCCCTAGGTGCATCTGTACCACCATCTGTAAATGAAGTGTTAGTAAATGATTCGGATGAAATTAATGAACCTCCCCCATCTACACCATCATAGTAATTAAATTCTACTCTATAAATGTCATTTACTTCGCTTAGTGTTTCATCAATCGGTCCATTAAAGAAAGCAACTGTATGGTAGTCACCCTCTCTAATAGGGATTTTTTGTCTGGGAATTGAAGTTAAAGCTACATTAACATCTCCAGCTGTAGATGATGATTGAAAGTAAGGTAAAGGTTCTAAAAATGAGGATGTTGATGAATTTCTATTTAATGTGATACCTGTAAAATAAGTATACTCACCAAGTGAGGCCGATACAATAGGGTCACCTAATGCCCCTTCACCGTTATATAATTTGGAAGCACCTACAAGACTGGTTGCCCATTCTTCACCAAATTTAATTTTATATACTCCAATATTATTAGTAGCACCTTTAAACATATCTACATTATATTCTCCAGCATCACCATATATGTTTTTGTGGATAATTCTCCCTAAATTAAATACACCAACACCTGAGGGATTTGGACGTTGTTTTATTCTAACAACTCTTTCATCATTTTCATCCAAAACATCACAAACATACTGATAACTTATATTTGATGCTGATATAGAAGTTACCACATATAGTATATCACTATTTGAAGCATTAACGGATGATGTTGGACTTTGGTTTATTATAAGTGCCATTATATTGTAATATTTACGTTTTTAGGTAGTTTATTAAGTTCAATTTGTGCTTGGCTTTCAATTTCCTTAGCTATTTCTTCTTCAAGTTCCCCCACCAATATATTATTAACCACATCATCTAAAGTTGGTTGTAAGAATGGTCGAGGGGCAATTCCCCTTTCCTCTATTCGTTTTGCAATTGCAAATGCTGTTTGGTCTTGAGTTTGGCCTTCTTTTGGTCGTATGCCTTTATCCCTCATCCACTCTTTAATGGGCTGGAGAGGAGGAAATGAACCTCGTCTCCTGCCATTATCTATTACTTGGCCATAGAATTTAAATGAAATAACCATACCTTCATCTGTGCTTTCAGCACGAAATGAATTAGATAGTTCACCTGTGTTGGTTATGTTTTTTTGTTGGAGTACTTGTTTAAATTTATTAATTACCCTTTGTTCGGCATCTATTAATGCTTCCTTAACTCCTTTATCTACTGGTGTTCCCATAATTAAACTCTATTACAACTAGTTATACCACTTGAGTCAGTAACTACATCCATTGTAAATACCCAACCAACCACTCTATCTTGAAATGCCTCATTTAGTGGAGTAAGTGTATTAACTTGAATATTATGTAGGTATTCATAATTTCCATCAAAAAAATCAGTTACTACATTATATCCAATTTGTTCGCAATTACTCATTACATCTAAATAATCAGTGTCTGTTTGATAAGGTAGAGACATAACATACATTTCGAATGTCAATACTCTAGGTCCGGTCATTTGTGTTCCAAACCTAATTCCAGGTGAGGAAAGAGGTCTAAAAAACACATATGGGTATGTAGCATTTTGTGCATCAGCATCCAATTTATCAATTGTTCCAAATCCAACCATATTAACAGTTGTTAGATTTAGGGCTGAGGTTTTTAAATTATTTACTACTTGTGAATATGATATCATGATTAAAATATTTTAGTTCGTTGCGATTGTTGGATTTTTCTTTCTTTCTCCCAATTTATCTCATTTTCGAGTGACATATAGTTAAAAACAAACACTACATTCAAGTCTGTAAGTCTTTTATCTCCTGTAATGCTAAGGATATTTGTTTGGCTAAGGTTGTAGAGTGTAAGGAAGTATCCATAGTGTTCTGAAAGAGAGATACTGTCATTATTTCGTTCGTCTTCCTCAAGAGTTCCTTTGCTTGTGGGAGTAAAGAGGTTTGGATACCTTCCGAGTATTTGAGACCTAAGACCAAAAAAAAAGCTAACGCACCTTGGGCTGCTTGAATGGGAAAGTCTAACATCATATCTTCCCTTTCTTTAGATACCTCAGCATCATATTTTTCTACATTATAGATGTCAAAAGGATTAGTTGATTGTTTTAACACCATTGTTTTCCAGTTATACTTTAACTTCCATACTGGATTTTTCCAATTATGTTTAGTAATAGGTCTGTATAATATAGAACAAATTTTATGGAGGTTGGTAGTTGTGTTTTTAATTAACTCCTCAAAATCAATCCACTCACCTAATGTCATTTTACTTGGTGGCTGGAAGCCCCATACTTCATCTTTAAATTCAATGATTGGATAGAACTCAGGTTTAGATTCATCTAATTTACGAATTACTTGAGTAAATAAGGTTTTAACCTCATTTATATCCCACGTTTTAACTTCCTCAACATCAACATCTAGTATCAAAGAAACCATATTTACAAAACCTTGATTTGTAGAAATATCCTTAATGTCTTTGATTTTGTAATAGTGGTCAACTGTTATATAGTCAGGTAATTTATGCATTTTTAGCAGTTATTATTGTATTTGTAATTATGTCTTTAAATTTTAATGAGTTATCGATTGGTTGTTTGTCTACAGCCTCTACCCACTCTTGCCAGGTAATTTCATATTGGTTTGCTATTAATTCCATTTTCCTATGTAAATTTTATTTGGTTTTAAATGTCCTAATCGTCTAGCCTCATTTGCAAACATAATAGACATAACAATATCATCATGCATTCCATTTGGGGCGTTAAATTGTAATCTACCTGTTGGTAGTTGTTTGTAAGTGTATGCCTGGAATTCCTCATAACATTCAGGTAATAATTGTCTGCTAGGTAATTCTAAGGTTAACTCCTCACATCCACGAATTAATTGTTGAATACCTAATGCTTTATTTTCATTGGTAGTAACCCATTTGGTTACTGAAGATTGTTGTTTCTTCATCAATTCAAACATACCATGACCAGGCCCATTTGTTTCAACAAAAGCAGTTCGAACTCTGTATCTTCCAATAAGGTCAGCAAATAATTTAGCTGTTGACTCAAGTGGTTCGTGAGTAATTCTGAGAATTCTAACCACTCGTCCCATAGCATCCATGATAGTGCAGACTGAATAGTCGTTTGATATCCCTGTATCAATTCCAGCATAGTATTCGTTATTTCGGTTTGGTTCCATCCATTCATCTATAACACATATTTTATCAAGGTTAGTAAATACATCATTGCCACTATCTATAAATTCAGCTTCAAACTCTTGTTTAAATATATTTGTTGGCATAGATTTCTTACATTCAGCAATAAATTCTTTGTCTACAAACGGATTTTCATTTGTATAACCGCGGAAGGAAATAAAGTCACCACCTCCCATGCTTCCTTTAAGATAATAATTATAAAACCAATTTTTTCCTTTGGGTGTAGAAATAATTAAACATTTTTTACCCAATGCGGTTAAGGTAGGAAGTACAGCTTGTTCAAATACTTCCTGTTTAATGAAGGCAGCCTCATCAACAACCATATAGTGGAAGGAGAAACCACGTATGGTATCTCCTCTATCTGCAGATAAAAATTGTAAAGTAGAACCATTAATAAACTCAATTGTAAGTTCTGATTTATTTGAGTTAACTATAATTTCATAAGCTACATTGGTTATTTCTTCAAATACTTTTCTACATTGTTTATATACAGGACTAATCCAGGCACCTTTCGATTTAGGGTTATTTAATAACCAATAAAATAGAGAATTCATTCCAAGTAAGGACTTACCATATTGACGAGGAGAAACAACAACACCAAACTTAATAGCGTTAATAACAAACCCATCAATTATTTTCTGTTGTCCAGAATGGGGAACCATACCTGTTATATTCATTATATTATGTCTGGGTTAGTTGGGTCTACAGGAATTCTACCTCCAAAATTGAATGTTATATTTCCTGAGTGTTTTACCTCATGTTTTTCAACTGCATCAATACCACCCATTTTTCTTAATTGTTCAATTGCTTTTAGTTGTTCCTGGTAATTTCCATTCTCAAGAATCATTTCTAGTTTAGTAACAAGTACTTCAGCTTTAATTAGGTCTTTTTCTTCTACTATATCTTTTATGCGAACCCATGCATCTCTCCAATATTCATTGGCAGAATTTCTAGAACATTTATACTCTTCAATAGCCCAATTAGTGTAGGTTGCCCATCCACACCCTTCCGTTAGGATTTTTTCAATACATTCATCTACACGTTTTTGCTTCGTAATTTGGTTGGTTTGTTTTTGTGCCATTCGTTTTTATTTATAATCGTTTACTAATAGATTTATTTTCGTTAGAAATTCACATACATCATTATGGTTGTACACCCATCCAGCATCTTCAAACAATCTCAATAATTTAACATTGCTTGTGCTATTCATGTAAGCTATAACTGAGGTTGGACGATAAAATACCTTAATGAATTTTTTGGTTTTAAAAGACCATACTCTACCCTTATTAGTTATAGCATAATTATTAAACATGCCACCACATAAATGAATTTCTTCATTTTCATCTACATTCATCCATAGTTTATCATCTTCACTATTTGAGTAAAATGGTATAGAAGGAAGGAAATTCGCACCTGTATCTAATAAATTCCACACATCATCTCCAGATAATCTAATGTATGATATCTTATTTATGTGGTTAGGGAGGTTTTTTTCTCTACGGGCCCTGGGTTTCTTAGTCATCATTCCTTTAATTACAAATTCGTTCATCTTTCATTATTGCGTTTGGGGGGTGAATATCATTAGTATATGAAAAATTAGTATGCCATCGATTTAATGTATCTTGACCATACCAAAATAATCTTCTTTCACATTCGGTGCTTGTAGTACAGTATACTTCTTTTACTACATTAACCCTCCAAACTATTTCATCTGAGGGGAAGTGTTCCATATCTGTATCGATAGTTTCTCCTATTATATAACACCCACACTCATCATCTTTCTTACAACCCACCATTATTAGGGATAGTATTAATATTAGTCCTACGATTTTATTCATTCACACAGTATTTTTGGTAAAGTTCATCTATTACTTCATTTGCTTTTTTAAACATGTCTATAATTTTATTTTTACGTTGTTTAGCATGACAATTACAAGATAAGGGTTTTAATGCGTTACTATAGGTTAGTATACGTTCGGCCTCTAAGAAATCACCGGAAGTGGTATGATTCCAGTGTTTATTAGTTAAACCCATTTTAAACTCATAGAGAAATTTAATTTCATCAGGTGTCCAAGGTGTATCTATTTCATCCTTCATGGCATGTATTTTTGTTTATTGAATTTATGTTTTTGGTAATTATACTCTTCTACATTGTGTTTTTCAAGTAACATACGTTGCATTTCTCCGTAAGTTAAATCACAACCATATACTTCACATATTTTATCTCTATTAACCCACTTACCGTTATACCATAACTGGTATACTATGCATTCTTTAGCATAGATTTCTTTAACATTTGAGGGGTGGGATGCCCAAATTATATAACTAGGTATTCCTGCATCTGCTAATACTGTAGCTATATTCACATACGTTATAGTTTGTCCAAATATTGGTTTCTTGAAATTTTCTTTAAAGTCAACAATTATGTTGATTTCATTTCTAATGTTTAGGATAAAGTCCATATCTGAGGGGTAGCATTTTTCTCCATGTTCTAATCCCTCGAATATAACGGGTCTTTGTAGCTTAGCCAAATTATATATGCCCATTCTTTGTGTTTTAGTTTGTTTATTTTCATGGCATAACTTTTATTATTAATTTATTTACGGTAATAAATATATGAAAAGAAAGGAAGACGCGTAAATTTCGCGTCTTTCTTTGAAGATTTTTCATATCTTTCGTACATTATTCATCGTTTACCATTTATACTTCCCAATTTGCATCCATTTTATTGATTATAAATTGAATCATATAAGCGAGTATACTTGCTATAGCCGCGATTAATATATTTTGCGTATAAATTAGTGTACCCCAAAAGGTAATGCATTTAGAACAATATAGTAAATGTTTGTATGCAAATTGAAAATTCCTACGTTTAAAGCTTACTCGAATTACCTCCTCAAAATATTCAATGAATATACCTTTTATCCATTGGATTGGCTGGAAGCCTTCAGCTATCATGAATCCTATTACTGCGTATCCTATTATTTCTATCATTTTTGTAAATCTTTAAGGTAATTAATTACTATTTGTTTTATGTATGTTTCTATGAATGATTTAATACGTTTAAATAACCACGTTATTCCTAACAATACTCCAACTGATATGGTTATTCCTCCAATTATAGTTACTATTTTAATCATTTAAAATGTGGTTTTTAAGTTTATTAATTATTTGTTTGATTTGATTTGTTACTGTATGAACTGGGATATTGTGGCGGTCAGCCATTTCTTTGTAGGTTTTCATTTCTATAAACCTGTCGGCAATAAGTTGTTTTTCATACTTTGAACATAATTTATTGATTCCTTGCATAATAAGTGCTAATTCATCAGTATTATGTGTATCAAACTCCTCTAATTCTATTTCTTCTTCGTTTATTTCGCGAGTATAGTTTAATATTTGCGATTCTCTATAGTTCGCATGGTATTTACTGTTTGATGAATTATATTGCGTTTTACACGCTACATACAAGTATTCTTTAAGTTTACCATCACTTAATATTTTAAGTTGTTTTTCTTGGGGATACTCTAGAAAGGAATGTATAACCTCATGTACTAAGTCAATAGCTGTATCGTTATAGTTAGTCAATACGGCTATCATAGCCTTTAATTCAGGATAAATTTTCGTGATTTCTTCTTCTATCATAGTTTTATTGTTTATTATGTGGCAATAAATATATGAAAAGAAAGGAAGATGAATTATTTTTTACCTTTAGGTGGAGGTCATGGTCCTTGTAAGTCAGAGTCGGCTGGAAGATTCTTAGTTAATTTGTCATAACCTTCAATTGATGCATTTGTATCTCTTAAGTTAGCTAAGGCATAGTAAGATAATATTCCATTTTGGGTAGTAAAGTCAAAATTATTGACTCCAGAAGAACCTATTAATTTCCATGTCTGTCCGTAGTCATTCCAATCTCTAGAAGATGTAAATTGGCTTTTTAATTCTAACTCAGTATAACCTAATTTATCATATATAGAAGAATTATACCTTGTACCAAATGTAATGTTTTCAGTAAGACCAAACTCCATACTTGATGTAATATTACTAACTAAGAGATTGTACTCTGAGGGACGAAGTGAGGATGAGGTTATATCAATTTGGACAGTAAATGGCATTATCTTATTGAGTTTTCAATTGTTTCTATTCTCGCTTCTAAATCATTAAGTTGATTTATAATTTCATTAAGTAAATCAACGAAATCACTATGTAAAGCTGTTCTTTCAGCTATTTCTGGGGTAATATTATTACTAATCATGTTTTATATAAATTATGAGGCATTAACTAAAACTGTACACATACAATCACCACCTGATGAAGTAAAGTTTACAGATACTCCTAAAGTATCCCCTGCTGTTACACTGTATGCTGAAAAATCAAATATTTGAGAGTCATTTGTACCAAATGTATGAGTTTGGCTACCTACAGCTACTCCGTTTACCCATACCTTAACAGTAGTAAAACCAGCTGCTAATTGTGTTCTAATAGCTACTTTATCTACAGTTCCATTTGCTGGTTGTAAAGCTAATGTATATACTACAGGGGAACTTACGTCCACAGCTTCCCCACCAAATCCAAAATATCTATCCGCACCTATATTGGTTATATT